CTCGGTTTCATTGTAAAAATCAATAATTTTACTATTCTTTAATGCTTCAAAGGCTTTACGATTAATACTATCAAAAGTATCATCGTCATAACCTTGAAGTCCTCTACTACCTGTATGGTCTGTTGATATAAACCCCGGAAGGTCTGCTTTACTTTGTAGAGTAATAAAATCTTCCATATACTCTTTAGCCAATTGAATATCCCATTGACTATTCAGTGTTAAGTCGCGAAAGGCGGGAATATTAGTAGGAATTTACACCACCTCAATTGTGTAGTGTAAAGACTTCTAAATTAGACCAATCAGTTGCTACGATTTTAATGCCATTTCTACATACAAGGTCAAAGCCTCGATAAAAATATGTTGTATCTGCGGCTATATGAAATTTACACACTGTATTATCTAATTGTTCATAGGTCAAAGGGCCAGTCGTATTTCCGCCTGTGGTAGACGCAGTAAGTTCGATAGTGGTGGCATCAGTAATAGATGCAATTTTTGTATCTACCGGTATTCCTGTTCCAGTCACTAAATCTCCAACAGTTAAAACTGAACTGTCTTCGACGGTCACTGTTGGGTCATTATTATAAGTTGACACTTGAAGTTCAGCCGCAAGTTTGTTATCGCAAATATAAACAATAGATGCCGTAGCACCGTTAAAAATATTTACTCCCTCAAAATTACCACCAACATTGGCGATTATTGCATTTGCTGTAATTGTTTTTGTTGAATTATTCGGCATAGTATCTCCTCTTATTTATCGTTAAGAAGCATTAGGTATTAAACCTTACTCTTCTTCTATCACAGTTAAACCAAGTAGTGTAGCCTTACTGTCGGATAATTTATAAGAAATACCTTGTTCCTTTAACCAAGCCTGTAATTCACGCTTAGTCATAGAAGAGAAATCAAGGACTTCCGTTTCATCGACTTCTTCAACAACGGTTTCTTCAACCGGTGCTGATTCTGCCTCTACGGAGTCCAAGATTTCAAATTTATTCTTAATAAAAAATTCCAACAAACGCTCATCAACCTCATATGTGGCCCCACCTAAGTATTGCACACCAAAGATTGTTTTAGTTCCGCCTGTGATATTTTTTACTCTCAACATTCTTTCACCTCAAAGTTGCCCAAATACTCGCAAACGAACACAGTCGCCAGTTGAAGCGGCGGCTGAAAGTTCTGTACCTGTTGAACCAACACGGATTTGCAATACTAAAAAGTGGGAACTTGAATAAGCCCCTGCATCATTTGTAGCAATATGGTATCTCATAGTTCCGTCTTCTTGTCCTGTAATCAAAACAGATGAAATACTACTTAGACCAAAATCACTCGGCAAAAGGTATTCTTCCGCAGGAGTTAAGGTAATTGCATCACCTGTTTCATTACCTGCAACTGCACTTAATGTAATTACTGAACCAACTTCACCCTTTCCACTTAATGCGGAAATAGTAACAGTAGCATCGTTGGTTGTTCCAACGGAATTAGTAATTGCATATGTTTGCCCAACAGCCAAACGGCTAAAATCAGCCGCATCAGCAACAGTCAAAGTAAAGGTATTATCAGCCGCTACAAATGTTCCAGTAAGAGTTAACGCTCCTTGATAACTTGTGCAATTAACAGCCACATCAGCATAGTATTCAATACCCAAAACTTTAGGGGCTGAAATACCTTGATGGTCGTCTAAAAGTGTTATTGTACTTGTCATACTAAATCACCTCATTGAAGGTCAATTAACTTGCCTTGTCCACGCACATAAGTACACATTGTTTCACCGATAGTTCGGTAAAGTCCACGGTGTCCCAACTTTCCATGACCGAAAACTTCCTTAGTGTTCATACCTGCTTCAAAGTATTCAGTAGGCTTCATAGTACACATAAACAAATGGTCGGTGTCAAGAAGTAGAATATCGGAAAGACCGCTTCCACCTGTTGGCATATCCTTACAAGGAATGATAGGAATGTCGTGATAGGTAGCAACCTTAAATCCGACTTCTCTTCCCTTGACTCCCTTAATACCGGAGTGAGAAGGAACAACCTCTGTTCGACCCATGAATCTTTCTTGGGCTTGGAGAAGTTCTCCTAATGCTTGAATAGTGTCATATCCAGTAAGGAAAACCTTTGGTTGTCCACCACGAGCCATCAAGTTTCGTAGAGCAGTGTTAAGCATATTAACAGTCAAGTTTCGAGCAGTTCCCGAATTTGAATCAACATATGCTTCAAGGTAATCTGTTGAACCATCATCAGCACGAGTTTGTCCAAAAATCTTCAACTTGTTTGTCAAAGTTCCAAGAGCATTCATTTCAGCATGGGTTGAAATAATTTTATACAAAGATGTAAGTGCGGAATCAGCCTTAGTAGCGTGAGCGTTAATACCCACACCGGCAACAGCAGTTAAATCTTGTAGAATCATTCCGTTCATTGCTTCTGCGTGAGAAATACCGACTTCTTCACGGTAAGTAGAGATAATATCTCCAATACCATCATCCATTCCACCGAGAAGTTGAGCAACTTCCGAAAGTTCGAAAGTGTGTGCAATAGTCTTAGGCGAAAGGTAAAGATTAGCAAAGGTTGGTGCAATTTCAGTAATTCCTGAAATAGAAGCGTTTTCTGCTGTACCACCAAGAGTAGCCAAATCGGAAACAACGAAAGTATCTCCAGAACCACCAATAGAACGGCTCTTCATAACTCTCCAACCACTTGACTTCCACGGCTTCTTAGGAAGCATAGAAAGTGCGTTGATTTCTCGGTTAATCATAGACCAAACTTTTTGTCCATAAACCAAGTTATACAAAGTAGCATCTCCACCCGAAAGAGTGTCGTGAGGTGCATGAATACCTGTTGTTGCCTTCAATAAGTTATTACTTCCTGCGGATAGTCCGTAGGTCGCTCGCTCTAAGTCTTCAATTGTTCTAAAATATCCTGTCATTTTAAGCACCTCTGTTGTATTTGTCCATTAGTTCGTGAACTTCATTCCAAGACATTTCGGAAATGTTGGAAAAGTCCTCGCTTAGTGAAGCCGAAGCATTTTGAACTTCTGCGGCCTTAGCGATAGTGTTGTTCTCAAGAGATTTCTTGAGTTGTGAAAATTCTTCCTTAAGAGAAAGAACTGCATCTGCGGCATTAAACTTAGACTTGGCAATTTGGTCTGCCTCATTCTTAAGTTCGTTATTATATCGGGCTTCAAATTCAGCCTTAATAACTTCATAAGCACGAGCCTCTTCTCTTTCAGCCTTAAATTGTTC